GTCATGATTAGTTCTTAGTTTGGTAGTCTTTGATAGCTGCCTTGATGGCATCCTCTGCTAACACACTGCAATGTATCTTTACAGGCGGGAGTGATAGTTCTTCAGCAATTTGTTGATTACTGATTTTTCCTGCTTCGTCAAGGGACTTTCCTCGAACCCATTCTGTGAGTAGCGATGAAGAAGCAATAGCACTGCCGCATCCGAAAGTTTTGAATCGAGCGTCTTCAATAATTCCGTCATCCGATACTTTGATTTGCAACCGCATAACGTCTCCGCATGCAGGAGCGCCGACCATGCCTGTTCCGATGCCTTCTTCGTCATCGGCGAACTTACCAACGTTTCTAGGATTCTCATAGTGATCTAATACCTTATCTGAATACATTTTAGCTACCTTGAAAGAAGTTATCTATCTCTCTAGCTTTGTCGTCGACCCAAATATCATAATGTGGCTTACCCACATTTAATTCATGATACTTGGCACCCCACTGATCGAGCTGCTCCTTGGTACGGTCATACCAATCTATTCCTGATACCGTACCTCTTGCAGTCCAGTAATGAATCTCATGACCTTCACCATAGAGACTGTTAATCTTCTCTATGCGGTCCATATATGGTTTGCTTTTTGAGTAGTCTGGGAACTCGCTGTTCATCTCCCTCACGTCTGTCTGTTCACAAATGGTACCATCAATATCAATCATGTATTTCATTAAATCTTCTTCCATTGGTTGAGGCGAACGGACAGAGCCAGACCGTGAAGGGTATTATTATCTATAATGTGTTGAATGTTGTCCACACCACTTATTACCATTTCATTGATATCTTTTTGTAATATTGAACTTGGCCATATAACCATTCTATATTGGTCGGCTGCTTGTTCCATGGTTTGTACAAGTTGTCTGTTACGAGGTTGATTGTCGAATACAAGCACTACCTTATCACGGTCTAGAACCTTCGATACGGCATTTAAGTCACTGCTACCTACTGCTACACTGTTATCGAGGAACATGCTGTCTAGAGGGCCTTCAGTAACGTATACAGTACGGTTACGATCGATCTTGTTAAGGTTATAGATCATAGGAGCATTGTCATCGATCTTGACTGTAATGTATCTTAGATTGCAATCGTTGATCGCTCTACAGTTGACTGCTATCAGATTATCTTCGAGATCATAAAAAGGAATGACTAATCTAGGATCACTACCAAGTACTCTATCCTTATACTTAGCACTTAGGTCTTCCAGCTTCTGACTATCATCAACATAGTAAAGAGATGGCCAAACTTTTTCTGGTATAAGTCTGGAGCGCAGGTAGTCCTCTGCTGGGGTACCTTTGACAGGTACAAACAGATCATCTAAGATAGACTTCGGTTTAAACTTTGGCTGAGAAAAGTCAAAGGGAGTAGGAGCAGTGTTAGATTGCTTACCCTCAGCAAATGACTCAAACACATACTGCTTGTGTAGACTTGGATCTACATTCTTCAGGAACGTATTGAGGTTACCACTGAAAGAACAGTTATGGCACTTATAGAAGATACCTCCTTTCTTTGCAAAGAAGTATCCTCTCGCTTTCCATTTATTCTTTTGACTGTCACCACAGATAGGACATCTGAAGTTCGCGGTGTATGGTTGGTTACTTTTTATTACGTACCGATCAAGCCGGTTAGATATAATACCAACATACTTCCTATCGATCCACTCACTCATTATATGTCCATTCATTAGCGGCTACACCGCAAATCATACAGACGTATAGAGCAAATGTCAACTAGGAGGAGACCACTTTTTGGTTTTTATATCGTAACCAACTGGGTTGACTGTCTTAATTTCAACCAGTTCTTTAGAAGTGAGTATTAGCTTGATGTGCTTTTGTGAAATTTTGACGATGTTACTGCAAAGGTAGGTTTTAGGATCACGGGTGGCAACTTTAGTACCGTCAGGGTTAGTAACGGTACTTCCTTCAAACCATACGGTGACTTCGTACTCTTTCTTGAATAGAGAGAGTAGCCAATACCAAAAACGACTCATGCTACTTGCTCAGCTTTTCGTTGAGCTCTTTAATCATGTTGTCTTTAGTTTTACGCTTGTCAAGTTCAACACCAAGATCACGGCCGAGCTCTTCGAGCTTTGCTTTGGTCAACTTCTTGAGCTCTTCTTTAGTAGGAATGTCATCGAGTTTGTCTTTGACCTTTTGCTTGACTTCATTGATCTTATCTTCGATCTCGTCAACAGCGTCCTCGACTTCCTCAACAATATCTTCAACCTTATCGTGGTTGTTGTACATCCACCAAGCGACACCAATTACGAGAGCAAGACCAATAATAATGAGTTCCATTACAACCTCCAAGTTACATAAAATACTGACTAGCCAAACCAACAAATACTGAACCAAGTACCAACCAAAAAGTCTTTTTGATAACATCGATAGTACGAGCGTTGTCGTTTACTTTATCTTCGATACTATCTAGCTTCTGAGAGAAACGATTCATCCTATCATAGTTAGCATGATTGTTCTTCTCAATGGCAATCAACTTCTCTTCGGCTCTCGCCAAAGATATCATAGCATCAGACAACTTATCGATTTTTTCTTCGATACGGTCAAGACGCGAATTCTGCGTTTCTTTTACAATGGCCATGCAGTCCTCTATTTAATCTCTATACCTAAAAACGAACCGGTCTCCACAACCTTTTCAGTGTCCTCAGGAAGATCAGACTGCTTGGCAATACTATCTTCGTAATAAACAATCAAACTTTTTTGCTGTCCTATATATCTTTTTAGGTCAGCCATGTTTAGCGATAAATTCTCATAGTGCGGCACACTTATAGCAAAAAACACTATATCACCGTTCTCACCTTCAAACCTTGACAGGAACTCCTCTAAATTTTCCTCGTTCACAGCATAGAAGTACACGGGATGCATTGTGACACCCTTAGGATGTGGCTGCAAAGGTATCTTCTTTTCTACGTATTCGGTTTTAACTACTACCTGTGGATCTACGGTTCCACATGCAACCATACTACTCGCTATCAGTACTAGGGCTAACCACTTCAGCTGGTTTGTCACTGGTATACTCCTCAAGATCCTGTCCAAGTTTAACAACTGCATTGTTTACTCTTTTCTCAATCATACCAGGCTTCTTTAGAGTCAAAGCGGTAAGATCGTGTCTTCGTAGTTTACTGATTAGTTTGTCTTGATACTCTTCAGCTTCCCTAGCTCTTACAGATAGCTCCTGCATCCTTTCTTCAGCATCGACTGCATCTTGTTGCAGCTGCTTAATAGTTGCTTGGTTTGTTTCAGCAACTAGAGACAACTTTGCATTGTTGTCCCTCAGCCTAGCAATAGTAGCTTGACTGTCTTGATAGTAGAAATAACCGCCGCCAATCAAAGATCCAAATAACAAAAGCACAATAAGAAAAGGCATTACACATTCTCCATCCTAGTCATTAGACGTTCAGCACGATTGGTAACTTGTCTGTACCAAAGTGAGTCACGTCCTTCGACTGCGGCTGTCTTCCAATCACCTTCTTGGATAGCAGCATTAAACTTTTTAAATTTTGATAGTCTCGTCCTACCCATGTTAAACATCATATTAACCAAGATCTGCTGGACCTCGTCTGGGAAACTTCCAAACTCCCGTTCTCCGTATAGATGGCCACACTCTCGTTCGGCAATGTCAAGGTCTCCCTCAAAACACGCCCGCACTCTTTCTTCACTAACTGGAGTTCCAATTTGTTCTCCGTATTCCGGATCACTCTCTTTGATAAGGTGACCGACTCCAAAGGTTGGGTAGCCGAGGTGGTCGAGATACACGACATATTCCACTCCCTCGTCGATTTTAAGTTGCTCATAAACAGCTTCCCTATTCATAATCCCTTCCCATGTAACAGTTATGATCTTGGTTTCTTGCCCAACTCAACTCTTGAATGATACGGTTGTACCATTGCTTGTCATATTTATCCTTCGCTTTATCCATATCCTGAGCAAGCTGACTGATACGAATATCAATGTACTCAGTAATAGTATGCTGTCTTCCTCTACGCATCAGTAACTACTCCTGCTCTCAACGAAATCATTTTCTACAAGAATAATATCAAATGTTGAACTTAACTTCGTACCGGTAGATGCAATAGCTCTGATTTCTATATCGGTTTTCTCTGGCAGAGCAAAAGGTACACTATAAATCCTTTGATGTAATCCTCCAGGAACATCCATAACATCTCTAGTCCTAAAGACTAATCCATTACCTACTTCTCTTGTATACAATGTTGCTGTCACGGAATCGTTGTAAGTACCAACGCCGATGTTCCAATTAGTAAGATAGCCTGTAAGACCTGCTGGTATAGTGTACATAGCCATATGCGTTTGACCCAAACCAAATGTTGTACCGGTACCTATGATCCCAATAGTGGTCAATAAAGTTCCTGATCCACCCGCTCCAGTAGTCACACTAACAACTCCAACATTCGTCCCTACAGATCCAGCTGAGGCAACAAAAGCACGAAAAATTCTTAGAAACTGCGCAGTACCGACTGCACCTCCAACCGTAAGCGTTTCTTCAATTGCGTTATAGTTTACATCTAAACCCTGTATTGTAATAGTTCTTGCACCAGTCCCTGCTGCAGCATCATTACCGCTACTGCTAGTAACATATACTGTGGATGGAGAAGTTAAGTAGGTGTAAGTGCCACCTTGTTGTATAACAGTTTCTGGAGCTCCACCTATAGAAGGATTTCTTCCGAACTTGTGTATTACAGACGTGCCTCGAACAATACCTCTAGCAATGTTAAGTTCTTCGTTGTATTCAATATGCTTAAGGTAAGCCATTACTTATTACCCTCTAGCTTAGCGACACCTCGAGGATAAGAAGACTTTACTACTTCTTTCTTTTTCTTGTTTCGTCTTCGAAGATATGCTAGACCGTTAATACCTCTTCCGAGTACTGGCTTACGACCTTTTGGTTTGCCCCAGTGCACTGGATTGTCTCCGGTACCAACAACACCAGCACCAGTTACATTAGCAGCCATTTCGTCTTGAAGTAGATTGTAGGACTTATCTGTGTTCTCTCTCAAGTACTTGTAGTTCTCAAGTAGTGCTTCTTCTATCTCAAAGTCTGTCATCTTGACACCTTCAGCACCTTCTTTCATTAACAACAAGGCACCAGCATACGTCGCGTAAGTTTTATCTAAACCTACACGAGCTAGAATTCGTTTGATGTTAAATGTGAATCGATCGAAATGATCGTATGCGTCTTTTTC